CGGATAAGTCATCCATCGCGTCACTGACAGCGCCTACCATGTTTTCAATCGGCATGTTGCCTTCAAAACCTACGCCGATGCCGAGCGCCCAGTTCTTGCCGATGATATCACGCGCCTTTTTTGACGGAGACGCAATGCCGAGCCAATCCACCATGCTATTCCATGCACCGCTAACCGCATCGATCGCCGCGCCTGCGAGGTCGTCGGCAAATCCGGTCACGCCGTCGATAATGCCGTTGATTAAGTTCGCGCCGATGCTTGCCCAATCATAGCCCGTTAATTCTGTCAGCACGTCGTTGAAAATCTGCGGAAGCTGAGCGAGCAAATCGGGTATGGCCTGCACGATACCCGCCGCAAGCTGTCCGAGCAGTTCGACGCCTTTGGCGAGAAAATCGGGTAAATGTTCAACAATCGTTCCAATGATGTCACCAAGTACGCCTGCAATGGTCGTAAGAATTTCGGGTCCGTTCTGGATAATGCCCGCGCCAACGTTCTGGAGGAGTTCGACACCCTTTGCCAGGAACTCCGGCATGTTGTCCATGAGGAACGAAATCATATTGACCACGACCTCTCCGAGATTGGCGATTGTCTCGGGCATGTTGTCGAGTATGCCTGTCGCCATCTGAGCGATGAATTCAAAGCCCTTGTCTAAAAAGCCAGGGAGATTCTCTTCTAAGAGCGCAAGCCCCTGCGAAACAACTTCGCTCAGACTTTCCGTTGCCTGCGGAGCGTTTTCGATAATGCCCATAGCAAGCGAGCTGATAAGTTCAAAGCCTTTTTCCAGTATGGTCGGTCCGTACTCCGTCAGCGTGTTAATGATGACTTCTCCGACGCCCAAAAGCGCCTCACCAATGACCGGCAGATTTTCCAAAAACGCCCCTGCAAGCGTGCCGATGATAGAGATTCCTGCCTCGACGATTTGCGGAAGGTTGGCAATAAAAGTCTGTGCAATTGCGGTCACAATCGACGTCGCAACTTCCGCGATCTGTGGGAGCATTTCGCCGATGCTTGTCATCATGGACTGTATGCCCGTTGTCACCATGCCGATGCCCTGTTCGGAATTGCCGCTGAAGATTTCCGTCAGCCCGTTCATGACCTGCGTGATGGATGGCATAAATTCCGACATCATACCGCGAGACAAGCCGCTAAAAGCTGTCGTCATATCCTGCAGGCTATCCTGATAAGCCGCCGCGGATTTCACTGCTTCGTCACTCATCACGCCGCCGAGTTCGTGCACTCTGTCGCGCATGGCCTGCGTGTCTTCCGCGCTTGTGTTGAGCAGTGCGCCAAGTTCCGTCGCGCCTCTTCCAAGCGTTTTACCGGCTAAGTATGTTCTCTGTGTCTCATCGTCAACATTCTGGAGCGCGGTAATGGTCGCTTCAAATAACTCTTCCTGCGACATGTTTGCTATCTCTTCCTGCGAGATTCCGAGGAGTTCGAACGCCTCCGAGCCTGTTTCCGCCGCGTTGGCAAGCGTTTTCATGCTCGCTTTCATGGTTTCCATGGACGTTCCGGAATGTTGCATGACGGCATCCCACTCCTGATAGGATTCCGCACTCATGCCCATTTTCTGACTCATCTTGTCGATATTGTCGCCATACTCCGCGATGCTTCCGACGCCTGCCGCAAGCGCTCCGGTCGCCGTTGTCGCCGCGCCCGAAATGACGCCGAATGCCGCAAGTCCCGTTGTTGCGATGGACTTTAACTTACTTCCGAGCCCTCCGGAAATTTTCTCGCCTGCACTCGCGCCCGCTTTTTCAGCTTCCGGGTCAAGCACCTGCGTAATGCTGTCTGTGATTCCCTCCGCGGAGGGTATGATTTGTACATATGCCGCTGCTAAATCCATGTCTAATCCCTCGCGCTTTCTATGATTCTCATACGTGCCGTCTCAAAGTCCGATACATTTGCAAAGCTCATGCACTGCTTACCCGTCGCCTGCTCCGTTCCCGTGAGCGATGGCAGGATAGCATGCGGAGTTTCGCCGCTTCGGTCTGACAGCATGTACATTAAGTTCCCTAACCTATCAAAAAGAGCCGCAAGGACAAGTGTATCGAGCGACGCCTTTATCCCTGCGGCTTTCATTTTAATGCGTGAATTGTCCCTCAGCCCGGCACTCAGCGTTGCGATGGTGGCAACCGGCAGTGCGTGCATGTCGTATATGCCGTAAGTTTCCGCCAGGTCGCACGCAAGCGCGTCTTTGTCGAGCCTTATCATACCGGCGAGGGTTATGAGTTTTTTAAGGGCCCTGCCTTCATGCTGTTGATGATGTCGGCGAGCTCATGCTGAATGCGCGTTGCCTTGACGCGTCCCTTTTCGTTGCGGCAGTGCTCATACAGAGCCGCCTTGCCGTCCGTCCCGAGAAGAATGTCAAGCACAGTGCAGTATTTTTCCGGGTGCGCGTCCATTTCGACAAACGCATCAACGAGCTCCTGATCATCGCGTGCATCGTCGTCAATTTCCCATGCAAAGCCGGTCGTTGTTTCAATTTTCATTATTTATCTCCTTGCTGTTATCTGATTATGACGAGCTTGTGGAACTGGTCACGCACGCAGGATGTATTCCTTGTGTGTCGAGCCGTTCGAATCGGGCATAGCCGAGATCGTGACCTCATAGCCTGCGACTTCCGAATCGTTGTATTTGATTTCGCCGAGCTCGGTCATGACGCCATTCGGAATGACGATGCGCTTCAGCGCTCCGTCTCGCATAATCATGTCGACAACGTAAGCCTGCGCGGCGACCTCTGCGGTCTTGACGTCGACCGTAATGCCCGCAGACAGCGCGCCGGTAACGTTCTCAGATCCGTAGATGGTCTTGAGTACGTTAATGTTCAGCGTCTCAATGAGTTTGAACTTGAACGTGTCCGGTCTGTCGGTCTGAGATACGAGAACATTATCTCCGCCCCATGCCTTGATGATTGTTTTGACCGGTGAGTTACCGTTGGTCATTCCATCATCGGAAATGTAGCCGAGATTGGCAAATGCGTTGTTAAGCGTATCACTTGCGCTTGTCGGCATGGCTGTTTCGAGTGGTGCGCACGCAACCGCGCCGCCGACGGCAGGCTTGCCCGCGCTTACATTGGTAACATCAGACATAGATATCCCTCCTTAGTAGTGGTGTATGTCATATACCGCCTGATAGCGGTAGTTTTTCGTCGTTGTATCTGTATAGTCGTAGTCGGAGTTAAGAGCGGAAGCGGTCACGCTGTCGAGATTTTCGTGCGCTGCGTCCATAGCTGACTTGACTCGCTCATTCAGAAGCGCCGCATTATATCGGCTGTCTGCATAGGACTGAATCGCGAATGTCGCGCTGTAAAGGTGGTTCTTTTTCGCGCTTCCTGTCTTCTGAAGCAAAACGTACGGAAGCGTTAATCCTTCAGGCGGTATCTCCATCTTGCAGGGCACGTTTGTAAGCGCCGCGTCGAGATAGTCCAGTATGATTTTTTCTATCATCATGCACCTCCTAACGCGCATAGAATCGTGTTGCTGTCTAAGTTCTCCTTTATCGCCTCTTCTGATACCGCGCCGATGGAAACATTGACGCGGCTTTCTCCGACATATTCGCTGATAACGTAACCGTCACCGAGCGATGCAAGCGCAGGCTCGGCACGGTCACGGCAGACTGCCATCATTTCAGGCGATTTCATAAGTTCGCGCACCCCGTTCCAATTGACCTTTACGCGTATATTACTCATAGTGTTCCACCCACGCGCATTTATTCCACCTGAGCGGAACCATGCTTTCGATGTATGCGTCCGTATATGCAAAGACACGTCCCTCAAATGCGATGTCGCCGATGGTAAACGCCACCTTGTTATCTTCCCAGGCGTGCGCGTCGCCTTTTGGAATATAAAGCTGATACTGTGCGTGCTTTCCGTATAACTGAGATATAGTTATCACGTCGGTCGGCGTCATTGGGGCAACGATTATGTCAGAGACGGTTACGGCCGTTTCTGTATAAATCGGATGATTGAATTCATCCGTTCCGGTTTTCGTGCGCTCATAGAGTGTTACATCAATCCCCGTCATCTACTAAATCCTCCAGCGGTGATCTAGATCCTATCTTGTCTCCGATTCCGAGCAGGTGCTTTTCAATCTTCGACAGATACAGTTCACCCGCGCTCGATCCGCTTCCGAGTGTCCAGCTCTGCGAGTACGGGCCTGCAGTCATTGTTCCCTGGGTTGCTCCCATCGGAACTCCGGAAGATGATGCACTGGCAAGTGCTCTCCTTGTCATCCTGCAGGATACGATCTTCTTTTTATCTGAGTCCGCATCGGATGCATAAGCATCTATGATTACTGCTGCCTCTTCCAGAAGTGCTGCGCATACTGACTCCTCGGATGCTGTGAGCGTCCGGAATCCCTGTTCCACTTCGTCTACTGTTGCATATGTAGTACTCACCAGTCACCCTCACCCTCTTCCACTGCTGCAGGTGCTTTGGCCGGGGCCTTGGTTGTCTTCCTGGTCGTGCTCTTAGCTGTTGAGGACTTGGCTGATGTCTTTCTTGTTGATGTCTTTGTGGTCGACTTTCTCGCCGATGTCTTCTTGGCAGGTGCCTTTTTTGTTGTTTTAGCTGCTTTTTCTTCGGTCTTTTCTTCCGTCTTCTCCTCAGCCGCCGCCTTTGGCTTCATGGAGAATTCAGCGGCGAGCTTATCGCCCGCCGCCAAATGAGCTGCCACTCTTTCTTCTGGCACCCACATCGTTACGCCTGTCAGCGTGCTGATCATCTTTCTCATTCTGTCGGTACAGCTCCAAGCAGGCGGCAGAATACGTCTGTGTTTGCGCGGAATCCGATCTCGATCTCAGCGCGGACAGCAAACATGTTGCGCTCCCAAAGGTTGATCGCGGCATTGTTGATCGTGATTGTTGCCTGATCGGAAATTGAGATGCTGACTCCTTCGACAACTCCGTATACGGCCTGTGTCCAGTCTCCCGCTACTCCTACTGTCGCAGGCGTACCGGTGTCACCCTGTACATCCTCATCGACTGCTACGCCTTCAACGAATGCGCCTCTGGTCAGCTTTGTGCGGCTTCCAAGGATCATCGGGATTGCGCCCTCTGCTACAGAGTTGATAAACAGCGGTCTTCCGTTTTCATCTGTCGCTGTGAGCAGGATGCCCTTTGCCTGCGGGCTGATCGCATAGCCGTTAAGAATGCCGCCGGCGATTGCAATATTTGTGTCAGCCGTGACCAGGCCAGCATATGTGTTGCTTGTGATGTCGATGCCTGTAACATCGGCAAATGTGTCAAAGTTGCTGCCCGGTGCCTGTGTTCCGCCAAAGACTGTGTTGTCGAACTTAGCGCCAAGAGCACGCGGGAGACGGCCTACAAGAGCATTGTAGAGAGCCGGGTTGTTCCTCTTGAACTGGTTGGAGAACGGCACAATGACCGCGAGCGTGTAACCCTTGATGTCTTTCGTGCCGAGGCCCGGCTTGCTGACCGGCTTCTGATTCGTCTCAGAAACCCATTCCGGCTCCGGATCGGAAAGGATCTCCGGAATTGTTGCGCCATTTCCCGGAAGGTCGATCTTACGCGCCAGTGTCATGACTGCAGAATCTTCCTGCATCTTCTGGATAATTTCTTTTGATACGCTCTTCGGGAGCTCGATTGATGTAGTATTGATACCCTGTCCTGTTTCTGCCATTTTTTCCTCCTGAAAAATGAAAATGTGTTATTTGAAGTACTGAGACATAAATCTGTCAAATGCTGCCTGTGGAGATTTGTCGCCGGCCGCTTTGGACTCGCCGCCATCTCTCACCGTCGGATATGCCGGATCAGGCTGTTCAGGATTTGCGAATGCAAGGATGGCCGCTGCCTGTGCCTTGCAATCCTCTTCGGTCTCTCCTGTCAAAAGATTGTCGGGTACTCCCGTCTCCTTTGACACTTTTGCTCTGATCTGCTGAGTCTGATTGGATTTGACAAGCGCATCATACTTTTCCTGAATAGTGCGGGCTTTATCCTGGGCCTTCTGCAGCTCCGTCTTTGACGCCTCTTCGTTTGCGTCGTAAAGTCTCGCCTTTTCCTTCAGTTCTTCGTAATCCGCATATCCGCTAAGACGCTTTCTGATGATGTTGTCTACTTCTGCCTGTGTGAATGTTCTTCCCTGCTTTTCTGTTTCGACGGATGCAGTACCGTTATCCTGAGTAGCGCTCTCAGTAGCGTTTGTGTTTTCCATGAATACCTCCAAAGAGTGAAATCCGAGGATACAAGGCCTCCAAGTAGGCACAAGAAGTAAGTCCCGAGGATACAAGGCCTCCAAGTAGGCGCGAAAAAGCGCCCCTATGTGGAGTGCTTTGAAAAACTATGTAATTTGTTGCGTAGTTATCCGACTGTCACGCAGGAGATGTCATCCATATTGTAGATGGCAATCCACTGCTCTTTTCTGATCACGACAAAACAGTGATCCATGTATTCATAGTCATCCCACAGCTTCTGCGGGATCTTATCTTTTTTCCCATCTTTGAAAAAGATGATGATTTTCTGCTTATGTTTCTTCCTTTTCGCCATTCTCCCTCTCCCTCCTTTCTGCATATGCCGCTCTCTTCTGAGCATTTATCTGATCCTTGTTTTCTTCCCTCAAAGCCCTCCGGAGGATATTGATCCTGTCCGGTCCAGCTGCTCCCGCGTTGTAGTATTTCCGCTTATAGGTCTCAGGATCGTATCCGGATACACCGCTCTTCTTGTTCCATCTGATTGCAAACTCACACTGGCAGTTAGGATGTATGTGTTCCGCGTGATGACTTACCATGTCTGCAGATGCTTTCTGCCATCCTCTGGAAGCAAGTATAATGCAATATGCACACGTCTCTCCGCCATGCGGGATCCATGCCCATTCTGCTCCGTCACGGCCTGCATTCTGCAGTGTCGTATCCGCGCCGGCCTGCTTCACCATCTTTCCGACTGTCGGTGATATAAGGACCGGTGACTTTGCCGCAGCTTCTCCGATCAGATGCTTGACCTCGTTGATTGTCGCAGTTTCGGCAGGAACTGCTGCCGCTACAAATATCCCCTGTGCCTCAGCTGTGGCCTCGTACATTTCGCATGCCAGTGTTGCCGCTGCCGATCCATATTTGGAAGTCAGTGCATATGCATACTCGACCATGTTATCAAAGTCATCATATCCGTTTGCATCAATCCACTTCTGCATCAGCTCTGCTGCCTTTTTGTTGATTTTCGCAAGCCTGGATGTGTAATCGTTCCAAGCTTTACTCGTTATCATCATTCTCAGCAAACTCCTCTAACAATATTGATGCGCCTTCTGCTCTTGTCTCCTGAGCGCGGATCCGTCTTATGTCGGCCTGGTCAAATCCTACCATCTCCAAGAAAACATCTGTCTTTGAGAAGTTCGGTCTTGCGGATGCTATCTTCAGTGCAGCGTCTGCAGTCACTGAGATCGAAGGCATCGCCGGATTTTTGAAGTGAGGCATTACATTCGCCTCTTCCTCCGGAACGTCTTCAAGTTTGACGTTGTGCGTGATGGCCAGCGCCATCTTTGCAATCTCCTTTAATGTGTCCGCGTTCCCGGAATTCAGTTCTTCCGCGTACTGCGTGAGCGTCTTGGACTGCGCGAGTATAGCGTCCGAGGATGTCGGATTAGCATCGTTGACAACACCTGTATCAGATACGGTCAGGCCTGTGGCCGCCGAGAATTGGGTTGAAATCATGCGGAGCATCTCCACATGAGGCTGGAGAGATCCCTGGGCAAACTGGCCAACAGACGGTTTTTCACCTGTCTCCGGATTTGTCGTGCCGGCAAGGATTGCTCCAACGTACTGCCTGAATTTCTCATTGACGAGAGCATCATACTGGGCATCTGTTACGCCAAGCAGGTATTTCTGAGGTGTGGTCGAGAATTCAAGGCCGATTGTTGCATTTGCGATCGTGCGAACGAACGATTCTATGAGCCTTCTTATCGGCTCTTTAATTCGGGATCTTCCGAATGGTTTTTTTGTCGTCGCATTCCAGACTAATGGTTCCATGAGAGGACGTCCCATTTTGTGTGGATGAGGCGTTGCTACCCATGAACTGTACATTTTTTCAAGGACCCACACACAATCATCTGTATGGTAGTTGATGAGTGTCGGGGTATGCGTCGAAACAGATTCATCCGGGATAGTGTCTATGATGGCAAATCCGCAGTCAATGCGCATTTTGTCCCCGTTCCATTTTGCTGCCGACGTCTCAGGTGTGTGAAATCTGATCTTACATCCCCCATTCTCAGCTTTTCCGAGGGTGGCAAATGTGACTCCGTATTTCAACTCATCTTTGCAGGCTTTTTTATACTCACTTATAAGTTTATTGTCGTCGACGATCTTCTTCACAGCTTCAGCATTCTCTCCGTTCATCCCGACAAATCCGTCGAACATGCTCCTTGCTGCCAGAACGTCCACGGTTTTCTCACCCCATGCACATCCGATTTCAAGCTTTTTGAATCCTTCAGGCAGTGCTATCCCGAGATTGACATCACCCAGATAGATATGACCTTCATAGTATCTGTCCTTTTTCTCGTTTTTCTCCAGGTGAAACCTGTATATGTCCAGAAGCTCTCTGAGTTTTATTCTCTCCTTTTCCGGAAGTCCTTCAGCTTCGGCAATATCGCTCACTAAATAATCAGTCATTATCCCATCCTCATCTTTCGCGTAGGATCACGTTTGCTTGTCCTGCATCCCCACAGTGCCAGAGCTGCGGCCTCGATCGGAGCTGAGTCAGGACCGCCGAATCCGAATCCGCCCCCGACCGGGCGCTTCACACTTGATACGGCACTATGGGAAAGCTGTTCCTGTCCGATGTACCATGTCACTGACCCTTCATTGATCTCGTTTGTCAGCGTGCTTACTGCAGCTATGACATCTCTTACTCTCGGACATACTATCGATCCTTTATATCTCCATTCGCCTTGTATCTTCTCTACCAGAGTCTCTACTCCGTTTCTTCCATCGATCACCACACAGCTTGCTCTTGTGCTCCTGGCATTCAGCCAGTCAGCTAACCATTGGATTCCTATTCCTGTCGGCTGTCGGTTGATCAGTGATACTCTCGCCGGGCCGTCTTCCGGACATACAGCGCCGCAAAGTGCTACTTCTGATCCATCCGGAGAGAACTTTACTCCATAGGCTGTTTTTCCTTCCGGCTTTTTCTCTCTTGAGCAGCATGCATTCCATGCTGCCTCTTCTATCACGTGGTCTTCTTTCTCTGCGATTATCGGAGACCACCATCCGAGGCGTTCCCTTGCAAATGTGTCCGGTGACATTGATTCGCATTCCGCTTCAATCGTGTCTTCCAGAATTCTTCGATTCATGGCGGGATTCGTTTCCGCCCACCTTCGTTTGTCTCTAACGTCCCCAATCTCCGGAACTGAGAATTCCATCCATGCTGTCTTTTTTGTATTCCCGGATAATGCCTTATCCCTTGTTTCCCGGAAGACGGTTCCGTCACTTTCAGGCTCCGGAGGAGTCCCGAGCATGATAATCTGAGGATTCAGACTTGCTGATATTGCCGGCTGGAATGATGCCTGCTGATCAGACGTTAATTCCTGCGCTTCATCAAATATGAGCAGGTCTCCGTGTTGGCCACGGCCTCCGCTTCGTGTCCTTGCCAAAAATTTGATTCTTGCTCCGCTCTTTAGGATGATTTGTTCACGGCCAAGTGCTGTCTTGATATCCTGTATGTATTTCCTTAGTTTTGGGGAATCAAAAAAGACAGCCAGCTCCTCAAAAGTCTCTGTTGCTGTCTTCTGCAAATGTGCCGTATACACAACTCGCTCATTGTACATGATCATTCCTGATGATGATCTTCCGTTCACGAGTCCCGTTTTCCCATTTTGACGCGGAACCGATAACCCACATATTCCGCACGCCCAGCGTCCCGAAGGAGCGCGGGCCATCCAGTCATCCAGTGCATCACCCTGCCACGGATCCAGAATAAGACCTCCAATTCTCAGAATCTTTGTGGCATCATATCCATCACTTTCTGTGTAGCTTGGAGCGATCCTCACGGACGGCTCCTGACTTCCCATCAATTTGACGTTCTTCAAGGAGTTTTTCGATTTCGTTCTCATCTGTTTCACGGGCCTCTGACTCCTCAATCTCCCTGAGCGTTTCGCGATATTGTCTGGATAATGCTGCCAAATCACGCATGCTTTCACAGATGTCTATCGCATTTGCAAGTTTATCTCGCAAAATCAATAATTGATCTAACCTATCTCCTGATTTGCCAGCTTCAACTAATGAGCTCATTTTCCTTTGCTCCTTTTTTGGAATTGCAGCGTTTACAAGCTAATTGAACATTCTCAATCGTATCTGTCCCTCCATTTTTCAGAGCTATTATGTGGTCAACAGTCGGATATTTACGTCCATAGCATAGTCTTCCATTTCTCTCCCATGTGTCATTAGGATCTGCGGTGCAACCACAAATGGCACACTTCATTCCATACTTATCTGCAATCTCTTGCCATACAATTGGCCGCGTGTGTGTAGATGTCCTTTCTTTGAACATTCTGTATCTTTCCGCATTATACCTTTTCTGTGTTTCTATCCTGTTACTGCTTTGTATATGCGGTCTATTTTCTCCCCATTTACTGCTTGTTCTTTTTCTCTTTTTGGAAGTTTCCCGTTTTAAATACTGTTTATGTTCTGCTCTGCAACAATCCTCGCACCTACATCCATAATGCACATACATTGTTCTCGTTCCATGCTCTGCCATGTGGAATACACCCTCTCGTGTAAATGGGCGCT